GTCAAAAACATTGTAAAAATAATAACGCCGAAAACAGGCTTTAAATCAAAAAATTTCATAGTAATTCCTTAAGGTGGCGATGGAGGGGATGGCGGTAACGGGGCATTGTTTCGCTCAACAATTATTTGCCTTGCTGGCTCAGGCTTTGCCGTCTCTGTTGTCGGTGTTGCCTCTGTTTTTGTAGGGTCTGCATCTTCAGACGATTTGGCGGGTTTTGTCGCTTTCTTAGGCGGTTGCTTGGTTGGTGTATTTGCAGCGGCTGGCGGGGCTGCTTGCACGGCTGGGGCTACCTTTTCGTCTATGTTGATCGGCTTAGAGTAGTTCACGCCATACCAGATAGCGGCAATCAGCAAAGCAACAGCCAACATCGCCCACGCTGCGCCTTTTGCAAAGCCTCGAAACTTGACCCAAAGATCACCCGCTTGCCAATCTTCGCGGCTCAGTACGCCAGCGTCAAGCAATGGGAGCGGAGCTGCTTTTTTGGCCGTGGCTTTCATGTACAGCGCGACAACTTGGTTTTTTACCCAAGCAAGTGCGCCGTCTAATTTACCAGCTTTATAGGCAACTCCAGCGACAAAGCTAATGATGGCGGTTAGTGTGATCCACATTGAAAATCCTTATTTAATAAGTTCATTTTTGCAAGCAATTACACCATCAATAGGGGTCAGTGGAGCATAAACCTTTCGTTCGTATCGGTCAATACACCAAAAGTCCTTACATGTTTTGATGTTGATATGCACCCAAAACAGATTAGATACTTCGTCTTTTCCTCCGCAAGCCAATGGGATAGCGTGGTTTTTTTGCCAATCAGGGCATGAGCCAGTTTGCAAGCCAGTAGAGGGACATGGGTAGAGCTTTTGAAACTCTCGTAGTACGTCAGCACGTCTCATAATCTGCCCGTTTTTATCGCGCTTTGGGGTAACGCAACAGCGTGAATCAACTAGCGGCTGGGCTATTACTAACAACGGGAAAAGCAACAGTAGGGCTAAATTTTTCATGCGTCAGCCTTGCAAGTGAATGTCAATCGAAGCCGTTTACCGTCACCCACGGGTATTAGTACGTGTACCGTGCCAATGGTCGTGCCGCAATCCATTCTAATGTCCGTCCATTCCTGCGCTGTAGCTGATTTGCTGTAAAAGAAAACAGCCATTGCACCTAGAACAAAGCATAGCAGAAAGCGGGCGGTATGGCTCATGGTTTTTTAGCAAAGCTGGCAATAAATTTAAACAGCGCCATGATTGCGACCATCAACGGGCGCGGGGCTTTTGTGGGTGATTCTTGAATAGTTTCAACAACGGTTTCAACCACAATTTCAGGGATGGATTTTAATGCCGCTTGGTACAGTTTGGTACGTTGGTCAATGCCGTTTGTGCCGCCATTGATTACCTTGGTGCAACCGATAATGTCGCCAGCATCAGCAAAGCGGTTTAAATTGTGCGATTGCCACCACCATGCCGCGCTGCGTGCCGCGTTAACGGGTTCAGCAAGTAAATCAGGGTTGTTGACGCAATCAATCCCCAACGCGGAAGCGGTCTTTTCGTAGTTGTAGCGCCCCGTTGTCTGAATCAAGCCTCTACCGCGATATTTGAAGCCGTCACCCTCTACGGTATTGCCTAGGTCTTTTCGCCCTTCGTAGCGTAGCTGTGCCGCCGTGTTGCCCCATATCTCAGTTGTGTAATGCATACCGCCTGATTCGTGACCAATTTGAGCTAAAAACATAGCTTGTCGCAAACGTGTATCAATGTCAAACTCAAGCATGGCAGATGCAATCACCGATAGCCATTCATTAGCGCGGTCGATTCTCGCGCCTGTAGCTGTGGCTAATTGTGCAGGGGTCATGGCTTAGGTGCGTCGCTAGGTAATTCTTGCTTGATAAACTTACCAATTACACCGAGTAAGGCAATGGTCATTGTGCTATATGCCATGATTAAATTAAACGAGCTTGGCAGCGTGTCTATCCACTTTTGAGGGGTTGCCGCATAAATTCCTTGAATCGCGCCCACAGCAAGTAATGCGCCTGTGGAATAGTGTCGCCACACTTCAATTGCATTTTCTACAAGTTTCATAAAAATTACCTCTCCGTAAGTTTGATTTTTTCGCTAACTTTAGCTTTTAACGTCATAATCTCTAACTGCTGTTCAACACGTTTTAAAATCTCTAAAAGCTCTGAGCGGGTTACGCTGTTTGTGCGGATTGCGTTTAACTCGGTTTGGATACCTTTAATATCTTCAGTATTATTTTTAACCGCGCCAGTTAAATCGCGTACTGTTAAAAATAATGAAAATGAACCGGCGCAAAAAGCTATTGTTATTGCTACCAATATCTGCATGAACCAGCGACCTAGAAATAAAATAACAGGGTGGTCGTCGTCTTTTCTTTGCATAGTCACTTTCATTTCCGTAATACATGTGTAAGAATTATTTCAGGTGTTACCCGCCATTTTACTGAATAACCGATTAAAAACAAAGTACATTCATTGCAATAACACCGCTTTGAATCACGCGAATTTAGCAATGGCACAAAAGATATTAAACTTAAGTAATCATATTTAAACCCTCTAATACTTTGGTATCTCGCTAGCGCTGCATTATCATCGCCGCCAATATCAAACCATTCGTATTGACTAGCGATTTTGTCGGTCAATTCATAATCTCTTACGCCTGAGTTACCATGTTCATTTTTTGTAGCAACAGACTCATACAATCGACCGTTGATTGCTACTGCACTATGCGACCATTGGCTATTAAGCCATGCTCGGATAAAACTACTATGCCACTTATCGCCACGTTTGAAGCCTATTTTCATTTTTTATCGCGCCACAAAATACCAACCGCTAAAGCCAGCGTGTACAGCCTCGGTATGCGTCACGCGCTGATATTCGCCACGTTGTACCAAGCGAGTGAGCGCCCACCCTAAGCGCACCGGAATTGTGTCTTTTGAATGGTTTCCGATGTAGTCTAGGACTATCATTACAGATTGCCAGTGTTGCCAACACCAGCGCCTAGCAATGAATAATTTGTCGTATTTGAAACAGATGTGTTTCCTACAAAATTACAGATTGTTGTATTAGCGGTAGATTGAATGCCAACACCACAAACAACAACCGTGTTACCAGATATAGAGGACTGGCCTGATAAGTTAGCCGTTACAGCTTCAAATAAAATGCCATTAGCAGAACACCCGCTTACTGTGTTCCCGCTTACAGTTGTATAAAAACAACCCGAAGCTGATGCGATATGCGATGAACGAATACCAGCAGTCCCGCCGGTAATAGAGTTTCCAGATACAGTCGTATAAAAGCAATCAATAACATGAATGCCGGTAGTTCCAGCCAATCCAATGATCGAATTACCTTGAACGACATTTTTTTGCGGGATTAAGGTGTTAGCACGTTGCACCAAGATGGACACACCCGATAAAACTCCCTCGACATCATTCCCTAAAATGGATGATGAAAACACAGCGCCACCAATCTCAATACCTTGAAACGCTGTTGCGTCTACTTGATTGCCTATAATTTTGCAATTTGTAATATCACCAGCGGTAGACCCATTAATATTGATTCCGTATTGCAGCAAATTACCACCGCGAACAGTGCAGTTCATAATCTTTGTGTTATTTGCAGAGCCTGATGTAGCTTGCAAGTAAATGCCACGATTCAATACACCGGATTCAATGCGTGAAAAACTAATAGTGGAATCTGCGCTGTTTCTAAACTCTACACCGACATAAAAACCACCCTTAACAATGATGCCGTCAGCATTAAAACCTATTGACGCAATCGAACGCAGCGCGCAGTTTTCACCATTGTTTTTGCCAATTTTCCACGCCGTGAAAGTTCCAGAGCCTATCGCCGTAGTAGCATTGATAACCAATGACGTACCAATATAACTGGTCACTGTGCCAAGCATGTAATTTTTAGCATCAGCGGTTGCAACCATGATGACAGAATCACCACCTGTAAAAGTTGCACCAGCCGTTACCGTGAAGGTTTTACCCGCCGCCACGGATACCACTACCGAGTTTGTAGCGGTTAACCCTGCCGTTGAATCTAAAACAACATCACGTAAACAGCTGCTTGTACCCGCCGTATCCAAAACCAGCACAGCCGCTGTGTCCGATGTCCTGCGAATGATTGACTTATTACGAATGCCTTGCACGGTCACGCCGCTTGGTATCGTCAACGTGCCCGTTGGGATGTTGTACACCTCATTGCCAAGCTGAACCATCAAGCCAGCCGTTGCCGCCGCATCAAAGCAAGCCTGTAGCGCCGTTGTCGCATCTGTCATGCCGCTAATAAATCCATATTTACTAGGGTATACAGTACCAGTTGCTTTGATTAAATCGCCATAGCCCGGAACACCTAATGCAGCCCTTGCCTCGTCACTATTAGGAAGTGACACGCTTTGAGGCGATAAAAAGCTATAAAAGAAAGCCGATAAACCAACATCTAAAACAGAGGTATCGTTAGTAACCGTAATGGCAGTTAAACCCGCAGAAAATACAGAGTTTGTGATAACGCTATAAATAAACCCTGATGTGTTTTGTGTTTTTATTCTTCGCCCGATTTGTAGCAATAGTGTTTTATCACCAACAACGGAAAAACTAACACCTGAAATATAAGTAGGTGCAAAACCCGATAAAACCCATTCGTCTACAGTTCCAAATGCGGTATCGTTAATGCCGCTAATATTGTCAACAGTTAGAACGGTAGCGCCTGATGCGTCTTTAAACACAAATTTCATTTTTATCCCACCGATAACCCATATTGGATTAGCTGGTAAACCCAAGCTATTTAATACAATCGGATTTGTTTGCGGAATCAACCCATCATTAGCCGTATAGGTAGCTGCTGGCGTTGTTGTACCCGCTAGAAATGTACTAATCGTGTACCCAATTGCAGGGCTGCCATTTACATCTTCAAATTGTGTATTACCTACCGCGCTATAAAATACTGTCATAATTTGCCTTTACAAATGAAAAAGCCCTCACTTGGAGGGCTTAGGAGTTAAATTTGGAATTTACAGAATTTATGCTTTGGAAGCTGGCAATCCTTGCTGTGGCTGCTTTTTTGCTAGGGTGCTTTAATCAGTTGCCAAAATAGGCGCACCCCGCAAAACAGCTTGCTGTAACAGCTTCAAAGATTTACTATCTAGCGTTTTTGTAAAAGCGCTGTCTTCAAGCGCCTTAGCTGCCAGCTTTGGATTCGCCAACAATTTAGCCAGCGTGTCGCCTTTGTTTTGGATGACCAAATCAGCAAGTTTATTCCTGCCTGTTTCCAGCCCTATCCCCTTGATACTCAGTAATTTACTAAGCGATTTAACGGAATCGGAATCAAGCAAACCAGCGCTTAGCGCTCTATCAATTTTTGCCTGAGTGTCAGACCCACGCAGTCCAACCACGCCCGCCGCCGCCTCTGCATTTCTAATGTCTTTTGCCACATTGGACAATGCCGCCAATTGATTCTCGTTAAGCGCTTCTTTTAGCCCCGGCATGCGTGACTCGACATACTTAGGTAATGCCGCGCCAAACTGACCAGATGCTGTCGTTTTGCTTGCAGCATCAGTCATAATAAAGCCACGCAAGGCATTCATGGCAGGCTCGAAATTGTCGCTTCCCAACGCGTTTTTGAGCGTCCGAATATCACCATCCAACCCAGCGCCACCGTGCCATAATTTATTAGTCACTTCGTCACCAGTTAACCGGTAGTCTTGGCCGACTGGCTTTTTAACGATAGACGCGATGTTATTACCACCGTTGTATGTTTCATGCCATTGGCGTGTAGCGTCCCTTGCTGCGTTGTATTCGCGCATCAATTCAGGGCTAAAACTTTCCCCATGCTGCAAGTTACCAGAGGCAACATCATCGACACGCTTTGTTAGCACATCTTTAAAGTTGCTCAAAACACCGGCTTCTGTTGAAGCACCCGGCGCAGAACTAGCTTTAGCCGCAAGCGCTCCAGCATCACGTCTTAGTCTTTGAAACTCAGCAAAAGAAACTGGTTTATTGATAATAGCCGCTTCTGGCGCATCGCCCATCGCTTGCTCATAAGCCCTGCGATTGAGTATTTCAGGCGCATCATTGGCAAAGGTTTTTAAGCCGCCACGCCCCTGCAATGCTTCCATAAGCAAACCAGAATCAGGCTCTGCGATAAAGCCGCGCTCCCATGCGGCATCGGCCAGCTGTTGCGGTGTTTTGCCGTTTTTGTTGTTGATTAAGCCCGTAGTCCCCGACTGTCGATTGCTCAGAGCTTTAGATTCACCACCAAGTCGCGCATCGCTGCGCATGCCACCTTGCGATCTAACAAACTGTTCCAAATTATCGCCGGTCGTTTTACTTCCGCGCATTGGCTTGACCGCTGGCATGGTGTAAGCTGGTACGCTTCCAATCTCTTCCGCTGTTTTTAGGACTCGGTTTACATCCGTTGAATCAACAACAGAGCCGCGCCCAAGTGTTGCTGTTGCTTTACGCATATCCTCTAATGGAATTTGCAGAGCCGCCCCTTCATTTTCAGCATTGCGATAGAGCGTGTTCCATGCGTTTTTATTGGCTGATTGTGCATCTTGGCTTTGTGTTCTCAGGATTGCGCTTAATTTATTACCAGTATTAACCGATTCCTCGCGCGCTGCACCTTGGTAGGTTTGTGCTCCTTCATTTTGCAATGAAGCCATCCGTGCCGCGCCTTGATCTTCGTAACGCTGCAATAAAGGATTGCCGCTTCGCCCGCCAGCCACCGCTCGCTCTAACATCTTAGCGCCGGGCGTATTCGCGCCCTGTTGTTGCAAGGCTTGCGAAAGTGTAAGTTTCGAGTTTGGTACTAAAGACTCAGGCGCATTGTTAGCCGCTTTAATGATAGCCGGCAATTCTGCCTCGCTGATACCCATTGCGTTTGCAAGTAATTTACCTGCGTTTTGTTGACCTGATTTAACCGCGTTATAAACACTGCTTCCAAATTTTCCAGCCAATTGCAATACACCGGGCGTAACCGCGCCAATAGCAGCGCCCATGCCGACATCTTTAGCATCAGGACTAACCATTGCAGTAGATAGCGCACCCGTAGCAGCGCCAGCACCTGCACGGGTTAACAGCTCTTTACCTAGCGTTTGACTGCCACCCGTTACCATACCGCCACTACGCAAAGCGTTAACCACTTGCGGGGCTGCGCCTAAGCCTTTAGCACCCAATGCCAGTACATTACCCGTACCAGCCGTACCAGCAATTTCACCCGCTAATTTACCGCCCTTGTAAGCGTATGAATCAGGGTTTGCGCCCATTGCTTGCAATCCGCTATCCATTTGCTGCCTACGCTCTTGATTGCGTGATGGTAATTCTTTACCCGTAATCAACGACGATAGGTTTTTACCTCTATCGCCCTTGTAAGCATCCATCGCCATGTCATACGGGGCTAGGATTGTTGCACCGATAGAGCCAGAGCCACGCACCGCACCAGCAGCTAAATTGCCAATGTCTTCACCAGCACTTTTAAGAAAGCCACCTACTGAATAGGATTTTTCAGGAGCTTGTGTTGGCTCAGATTGCATGCCTCTAATGGCATTTGCAAAAGCGCGTGCATCATCTACATTGCCAGCAGCATCCGCTTTTCTTAACCCATCATGGAGTTGTTCTAGTGTTGCCATTATTTGTACTTGTTAAGTAATGCGTCAATGTCAGAACTGCCACCGCCACCAATAATATCTTTCACTACGCTGCGCTGTGCTTTTGGAATTTCAGCTTGTACGCCACGGGTTGCAATGGCTCGGTTACTAGCCTTTTGTTTAATCACCGACTCAGCATCGCCAATTTGCGGAAAATACTGCTTTTCAGCATTATCAAACTCAGACGGGCTAATGACCGCGCCAGATTCACGGCGTAACGTGGCGTTAATAAAGTCGCGTTTGGCTTGCTGCAATTGTTGTTGTGAGCCGCTACTAAGCGCCGTGACTGTATTACCCACTCCAAAGCCCGCATTTGAAAACGGGACGCTTTTATTTGTACCCGCCTTTGCTAGGTCTTGAATGATTTTGTCGGACTCTTGCATCCGTGAACCAAACAAAGCAGCTTTACTCTGCGCGTCAGTCATGGGCTTTTCAGCCCCAGATTTAGGCGCGAAGCCTTCTACTTTTGTAATATTCCCAGCTTTGTCCTGTCGCACCAACACCGGCTTACCATCTTCGCCTGTCACCTCGAACGGCTTGGACATACTCACGCTGTTGCTTTCACGGGTTCGTGCATCGGTCATGTTTTGACCGCGCATAGTTGCGCCTACACTTGCGCTGTTGTTTGCGCGAGAGGTTGCGTTGCTTTCTTGGTTGTTTAGGCGTGAAGTGGCATTTGTATTTGCATTATTAGCAACGGATGTGTTATTTGTTTCAATGTTATTACGCTTGGTTTCATAAAGTGTTAATTCCTGATGACGTGCTGCCAGCCTATCTTTTTCGGGTATAGCTTTTTGCTTGTATATTTCAATCGCTCGTGGGTCATATAGATCAGGGATATTCTTTGCAATTTCTGCCATTTCAGGAATAGCCAAAGCCTGAGCCTTCATTTGCATGTGGCTTGCTTGGTCTGTCACACCGCCCACCAATTGCCCCAAAAGCTCTAAGCGTTTAAATTGCTTTTCAATTTGCATTTTCTCTGTCTCTGCTGTTGCTTTTGTAGCGTCAGCGTTAACTTTTGCCAAATCGCCTTGACCTTTTAATGCAGCTTGCGCTCTAGCAACACCACCCGCGCCGTACATTTGCGCCTGCCCTTGTGGTGTATTTGCGTTAAAGTCTTTGCTAGCCATCAGTTGAGCCAGCGCATTTGACTGCTGCTGATCCTGCCTCATACCATCCATTTTGAATTGATTTACATCAATATCTTGCTGTGCCGCTTGGTTTTTAAAGCTGTTTGCTAAGGCGTTTTGATAAGACGTAGCAAAAGCATTGCCAGCATTTCCGCCACCGATTAAGGATGGGTCTAGTTCTATTCTTGGCATGGTTTTACCTTAAAAGTCCAAATAATCGTAACCACCGGAGTTTTGCGTCGGGTAGGAATAATTATTGGTGTTATTGTTCTTCTTTTGGTAGCTATTCCAAGTTCCTGCTAGATTACCCAAACCACTACCAATAGTATTACCAAACGCCGTGTTATATGCGCTTTGAGCGTTTGCGCTAGCGTTGTTATTACCCATTAGGTTGTTGTAATAGTTGTTAGACGACTGTCCAAACTGTGCAGCTGCGCTACCTAAACCACTTGCCACACCAGACGCGCCATTACCTGCGCTACCTTGCACAGTGCCGCCTAAACCGTTGGTTGAATTGATAGCATTTTGTCCTGAGCCTTGAATACCAGCCAAGCGGTTGTATTGTGTAGACTGATTGTTGCCAAAACGAGAATACGCTTCGTTGTATTTTGTGCCTGCAAAATCTTGGTTAAAGCGTGTAAGAGCCTTCATTGCAGCGCCGGACAGCAAATTACCGCTAGCCGCCATTTGATTGCCAACACCCTTTTGACCTTCGCTCATTTGGAAGTCATAGGAAGGGTCTTTTTGGTAATCAGCCATTGTGAAGTTTCTAGCTAAAGAGCCAGCCTCACCCGTTCCCGTACCACCTAAGCCCATCAAATAAGCTAATTGGTTACCTGCTTTTTCGCCACGGTCTACGCTACCTTTATTTAAGCCAGCGCCGCGCTGATACGCCATTTCCTTATCGGCTCGGTTGCGGCGGTCAAATTCCTCCTCGCCGTTGATTTGCATCATGCCCCAGCGTTCTTGATCCTCTCGATTCAAGTCGTACCGGCGCTTGTCTTCCTCAAACTGTCGGTTGGCTAATGCATTGTTTGCATCTGTAGCGCCTTGCTGTGCGTTGCGACTTTTACGGGCAGAGTCTGCACTAGAGGCGTAGCCCGCTACCGCGATAATACCAGTTATCCATACAGACATGATTGACTCCTATTTTTTAATAATTGGACATTTTTTTCTTGTCCTAATGTCTCGCTGTAATCCGTGTCTGAAAACTCAGCACAAACTTCAGCTATCGTTGTGTTTTGTGTGCCTAGCGATACCGAAAAAACCGTATCTTCCAGCGCCCTGATTGCCTTTTGTGTACCAGCTTTAACGAATATGGTTATCGGCGCTTTAAGGTCTAGCAGCGTATCATCTAAGTCAATCTGCATATATCCTTTTGAGACGGTCAAAATATGCGTCTTTTTGTACAAAACACCCACTCCGACAAATCCCTTAGGCATTTCACACTCACGTACACACAAACCATCTGCAAAATAATTGCGGGTAACAGGTACGTGTATTGGCATATCCTGCATCGCTGCAATCAGCGATTTTTTCTTTTCGCGTTTGGTTTTGTGACCAGTGAGCGAGAATGAATAGCTAACTAATGAGGTCATACGATGTTCCCCATTGCATCGCGCCACACATTAGGCAGAGCATTAAAATAAACTGGCTTGTTTAGTGTGGTGTCGTAATATTGGCGACCAATATAAAGACCGCTTGTAGGTCTATCAGCAGTTACACCGCTTTGATATGCAGCGATAACAACATTGTGTACACGTTGAAACCACGAAAGCCAAGCCATAGAAGAAACCCCGCCATCATTTAACGGGTTGTTAGAAGGTAGGTCAAAGCTAGCCATTATTTAGTGCCCCACGCCTGCGTAATCACAGTCTTAACAGGGTCAGTGATGCGGAATTTAAAAACCCAATCACGAGCGCGTCCAAGGCGTAACCATTTAGCGCGTCTACGGTATTCGCCTACTTTTCCGATAGGTCGCCATGATTCAGCGCCGTATGTGCGACCACCATCACGGCTGATTTGCATCATGATTTGCGGATCATATCCTTGGCCTATTTGGTCGCCTACACCCGATTCAACTTCTAACCAAAGGCTTGATATTGTTGAATAATCACCCGCGCCTACGTGCCGTGAGATAAATTCACGCGGTATCAATTCGCCATCATCTGTATAAACACTGTCGTCTAGTAGGTAAATCTTGCCGTTCTCATAGTCAGAGACGTAATTTTTACCTAAGAATTGCGTATGCAGTTCTGCACGATGACGACCAGAGCCTGAAGCCAATTTTGACCAAGAGCGTGATTGACCATCAAACAGCCATGATTTGCCAATGCTAGGGAAGTTGATTTGGTAGAACGGATGACCGTTCATCATGTAGGCAAATGCTGTTGCGTCGCTAGTCGCTGAATAGCTGCCAATTACTGAGTCAATCTCAGGCGTAGAAACTGGCTGCGCTGCGCCGGATTGATGTACACAAATTTGCACTTGACCTAGCCTATTCTTACGTAAGAAAATGAGCGAGTCCATAAACTTGCACAACGACCACCGAGCCGCCAAACCCCACTCAATCGCACCTGATCCAATACGGGCAAATGGGAAATCTAAAGCGCCAGAATCACCCCAGGGCTCAATTGTCTTTTCACCAAAAAGCATAAGCAAGCCGCTATCAGCAATGACACGAACCAATAAATCAGGGTCAGCCTCTGCGTTTGCAAAGTCTAAAGCGTCCCACGTTAAGCCGTCATATTGACCAGAGATTGAAAACTGCCCTGAGTTGATGTTTTGAACGATAAACCGTGAATTGATGTATGTGCAAGTGTCACCAGCAACAAAGCCCGGTGCTGTAATTTGCGTGAAAACTAATGTATTGGTGTTGAAAACATAACCAAATTGACCATCTACGATTAGGATTTGCACCCCGTTATCCGTGATGCTTACGCGACCTGAAAATGTGGAAAGCGTACCCAAAACAACAGATACGCCATTATTTGCGATGCCGTAAAACTTGTTTTTATGAACCGCGTACATAGCGTCCCCACGCTCGTATAAGCCACGTATAGGCGTAACACCTAGGTTTACAAATGTAGTCAGTCCAGCCGTAGGATAGAGCGTTAACACATTTTTCTCAGGAGATGCGTTAACCTCGACATACAAATTCGTTCTTTGCTGCGCGTCTACACTTAGCGACTTGCCTTGGTTGCCAATGCCGAACAAGGGAACAGGCAGCATTACTGAAATGCTCCAGTTGTAATATTGAACCTTCCGCGCATCGGGTAATGCACCTCTAAAATAGAGGGTTCATAGTTTTTGTGCTTTATTTTAGTTTTAGCTAACGCAGCATTTTTAATTAACAATGGGCTAGGCGATACGCTAAATTCAATCGCCAAATGACACGCTAAATTCATTGTTATTGCGTTTTCGTAAGCGGGCGGCAACGCCATGACATCCGTTAAATTGATGTAGCTCACTGGCTTCATAGACCATAATTTAAGAGTAGATGGTGTAGATGGTATGGGGCAAACTGTTAGCGTGCCGTTTGGAAATGTTGGGTTATACCAAATCATTGTTGGTATGTTCGCACTGATGCTTTTTTGAGTCAGTGCGTTATATTCATCAAGTGTAAGAAGCGTTAGCGGATAACTTATGCCTTGCGATTCAATGTAACTTGTATTGTTTATCGTATCAGGTCGTATTGTGACAATCGTTCCTGATGCGCCTAACGTGTACACGCTTACACCAGCGGTAAGCGGGATTGAATCTAGCGTCTGTACATACGTCATTAACTTTTCAGTCGCCCATTCGTCCAGCATGGCATTTAAAGAGGACAAACCGTCAATAGATTCATCAGCAGATGGCGTTTCGCCAATTGAGTACACACCTATCAAACGATAGGCGCGTTTGATGATGTCTATGACGGTTCGTGACATTATTCAGCCTTTGTTTTTCGAGTGCGCTTAGGGACTTCTTGCACAGCCTCTTTAGTCTCTTCTTGCGACGTTTCTTCTAACTTAGGCTCATAGCCCAAATCTGACAGTGATTTATGTTCTGCTTCGTCGTTTGCACAAGCAAAGCCAACGCCTTCTTTGAGATTCATATTAAGTGGGTACATAAACTAAAAGAGGGGGTTTCCCCCCTCTATTCCTTAGTTGGTGCGACGAACGCCGAAGTTAGGCAACACCACAGCACCACCCCAAAGCACGTCGAAACGGTTCAGGAACTGGTTATTCGTGATGTCGTAGCCGCGAACAAAACGCAAGCTAATACCACCCTCATCAGCAAGGCTAGACTGCACAGCCATATCCATACCACCGGGCAATTCTTGCTTTGGTGAAATGAATGTGAATGCATCTTTGTGCCAGATGATGTTGTTGGTGTAAGTTGTGCTTGCAGCACCAGATGTAATAGTGATTGCAGCAGAAGTGGCGGGGCGTGCCGTGACGTTTTGATAAGCACCACCAGCAATGATGGCTGGGCTTATCGCAACGGTCAAGTTACCCGCTCCATCAGATGATGCATTTGCTGTTGCCAAAAACGATTGCAATACGCCGGTCGAGGCTTTAGTCTCAGGGTTAACCGAGAAAACGCCAGCGATTGTGAACGTGTCGCCTTGGTTAAGACGCTGTGCAATAGCAGCAGTCCAGCCATTGGTAATCAGCGATGTTGTTGCGGCAAACGGGTTATCTGTCGCGCCAGCGTTGATTAAACCTTGGTTAGCGCCGTTAACAACAGGCGTTCCACCCAATACACCGACTGTATGGCTCGGCACGTTTTGCGACATGGCAATATCCAAGCCAGCGCCGGTTTTAACCACGCCAGTTTTGTACTGTTCGCCCAACACTTGCGCGTTATTGAACAGTGCTGAAACGCCGGCCACGATGGTCGCATTAGAACCCGGCTCAATTGCAGCCATACGCATGCCGTCACGAGGAACGCTCATACGGTCAAGCGGTACGCCTGCTTGCAGCAAATCAGCGAAGGTTGCAGGAGGTGTACCCGGTGTGCCGACCATTTGGTGAAAGCCGTTTTTCATCAGTGTACCGATGCGATAGTCCAGCAAAGCCCCGATTTTCAACCCAGCCGGCTTGAGATAGCGTTCTTTGAACTCGGTGCTAACTTTACCGTTTGTACCGATGGATTTAGTCATATCCGTTAAGTTAAGCGGGAAATCAACACCCAACAACGGCTGCAATGTCACATCGGTGCTGCGCTCGGTGATGTCTTGGTAAGACGCCGTTTCGCCATCGCGGTGTGTGAATTGAACCGGCCCACGTGCAGAGACTTTTTGACCGGGCTTGTATTTGCCAGACCATTCTTCGCTGTAATCCGTGTTCATATTACCCAAAAACGCTGAGGAATTGTGGGCGATTCGTAAGACCTCATTTGTGATGATGGTCGATGCTAATAGAGAATTTGCCATGATTTAACCTTTTTAAAAGAAATAGAATTAACGCCCAAATTCCTGCTTATTCGCCCAAGCGATATACGCTTTGGTGTTAGAAGGGTCGGGCATACCAGAGGATTTGCCAGTAGACCCAACGGGACTAATTGGCGCAGGCGCTTGGCTTACGCTAGGCGCTTGTTTTTTAGTGAGTTCTCTTTTAAGTTCGACTAATGCTTCAATAGCTTTGATAGGCGTTAGGCGTGAGATTTTTGCAGCCTCATCGGGGTTTTTCCCCAAGTGGTACGCAACCTTATGCCCGACTTCATCTTCCATGATGAACTCTGCCATCGTCCGATTAATAGGCAAGTCATTTTTCAGGACTACATCCTCATAATCAGGGTGTTCTTCAGCAAATTCGTCTACCTTTTGAGAGAAACTTTCTTGCTGAGATGCAATCCGCGCTTTTTCACGGTCGCGCTGAACCATTTCTTCCGCCGTTTTTTTAACGTGGTAGTCAAATTTAGCGCTATCGAACTCTCCATCGGTGCTAAAAGATTCGCGGTTAGGTTCGACTAAGGGTTTCGACTCGGCTTGCCGCGCTGAAATCTCTCGCTCTACCCGTCTACGTTCTTTCGCCCTCACTTTTTGAGCTACTGCGTCCACTTCCGCTTGCGTGAAAGTCTTTTCCGCTTTTGGCTCTACCTGCTGTTCACCCTCTAGCCCTTCGGGAGCAGTCCCCTGTGGTTGGTTCAACTCTGTTTGATTTACTACCTCAGATTCGGTAGATGCGGTTTCACCCGCAGCCGGTAAACCAGCTTCATTTTCTATTGACATGGTAATTGAGCCTTTCGGCTTGCGCCCCGTTAGATAGAACGGGTACTATTTTGGGCTTTTGCCCTTAAATCATCATTGCGATTAATGTCGCAATAGCCATATCGTCGCCTTGCGCTTGTTTACGCATTTCTTGGACTAGCTCTAAATATATTTGCCTGTGCGTTGACTGATACGGTATGCCGGCGTTTGTCATATAGCTTCGCATTTGCGATTCGCTTGCTATGCGCTTCTTGGGTGCTACCGCTATTACTGCCTTCTTCTCAATCAGCTCAATGATTTCAGGCTCTACATCATCAAAATTTAGCAGCTTTTTAGGCTTGCTGCGCTTTACTTCTACGGGGATGAATCCGCCTACGGGTTGGATGTTGCCACCAGTACGCAAAATCACCGCATCATTGCCAGATACCGCATAACTGCCAGCATCGCAAACTAGCGTGTAAGCCACTGCTGTCGGCGTATAGCTTACCGTTGCAGCGTTGCCTGTCAGCGCATAAGCACCGCTATTTGATGCAATTCGTTTGCTTTTTTGTATGCTAGCCGCAACACCGCCAACCGCATAAGCACCGGCATTTGCGACGACTCTTTTGCTTTTTGCAACCGTTGCAGCAACACCAGATAATGCATATGAGCCAGCCGCACCAGTCAGCAAGCGACCTTTCAGTACGTTAGCTGCATTACCACTTAACGCATAAGCTCCTGTATTTGCCGTTAAAACATACGCACCAGCTACGGGCGTATACGTGATATTGGCTGCTACACCAGCGTAAACGTATGTACCGCTAACCGCTGTTAGTTTGTAACTGCGAGATAGCCCAGCCGCTACACCTGTTAGTGCGTAACCACCAGCTACAGCAACTAATCGTTTTGTCCTTAATACGCTAGCTGCTTGACCTGATAAATCGTAAGAGCCGCTATTTGCTGTTAGTGTATACGCGCCACCAATAGCCGCATCAAAGAAAAAATCACTCCAAACAACACTTCCAGCATCATTCGGATTTTGTTTAACCAGTAGGCTTATGCCCCTGCCCCTGCCCCTGCC